GGGGAATTAAGATATTCGGTAGGTTTTCCATCAATCATATATTCTATGCTAAACCAATTGGGCGATTTGAAAGTATTCCCATTACCTCTAATTTCGGGTAACATTTGAATCCTAAAAAATTTAATTATTTTTCTCAACATATCCGATTCGTCCCAAGACTTAGGCAAAAATTCATAAGCATAACTAAAAGTTCTAAAGTCTACTCCCTCAAATAAAACATGTCGGTTTGCGGCGCCGAGGCCTGATTTGGCGTTGACCTGCGCGGCAACAGCGCCGGTATCACCTAGTTGTTGACCGCCTTGTCCAAGGATCTGAGCGAGAAGATTTCCACTGACACTACTGGCATCATCATCTCCATCAGCACCAAAGAGGTTTCCCATAGTACCCGCCAAACTGCCGCCTTCTGTATTTCTATATCCTACCTGTGAATTTACTGAAAGATTTTCTGGAATATATAACTGAACGGTTCCTTCTGGTTCTCCACCCTGTGATTGAGATCCTATCGTTTCCAACTTAGTGTATCCAGCAACTTCATTCGAATAAGCAGTGAATACTATATAATCTCGAACATTATCAGAGCCCATATCGCCAGGATATGCGCCGGCGAAAGGATGTTCCATGTCTTTAGCCTGTAACTTTCCCTGTGGATTGGTATATTCATTTGTTAGTCGGCTGAGTTCGCCACCATCGGCCTCCCATGCCGCCTGCACTTGATCCGCAGCCTTTTTGACAGCCCCTGCCATTGTAAGGGATTCTTTCATTTCTTCTTGGGTTTTGCCAGCCAATAACTCTGCCTGAGCCTTTAAACTTTCTTCCGTGACAGGAATACCCGCTTTCTCAAGAACATCTTGGGGCGTGATCTCTGGCAACTGAGGCACAGAAACATTATCATTTCCAAATGGCCAATTAAACATTAGTAAAGACTCCTAAATAGTTAAATATATTTATAAGGTTTTTTCAGACACGATGCGGAGATTTACATATAAAGGAAAATATAATCCTATTAACACACATAAATATGTGGGGAATGCTAAAAATGTAACATATAGGTCTATGTGGGAGCGTAGATTTATGAAATATTGTGACATGAATACAAATGTGTTGCAATGGTCAAGTGAAGAATTAGTTATACCATATATTTCTCCCGTTGACAATAGAAAACATCGGTATTATCCAGATTTTTTGTTGACAGTGAAAGATAAGGATGGTAATAAAAAAACAATGGTTATAGAAGTCAAACCAAAAAGAGAAACAAAAGCACCAAAAAAGAAATCAAAAATTACCCCAAGATATTTGCAAGAAATGAAAACATGGAGCGTCAACGAAGCGAAATGGAAATATGCGACAGAATTTTGCAAAGACAAAAATTGGGAATTTAGAATATTAACAGAAGATTTTAAGGCACTATTAAATGGCAGTTAATTTTACACCACTACTCAAAAGACTTGCAGCGAAAGGGATCAAACCCAATACTCCCGCAGCCAGAAATTGGTTTCGGACTAAGGTCAGAGACACAAGAGTAAATAGACAGAAGCTTATGTCTGCATCTGACAGGTCGGAGTCGATGCCTAAAATTGGTTCTATGTATTGTTATGCTTATGATCCCAAACACAAGAAAACTTTGCCCTATTATGATGAATTTCCATTGATATTTGTGGTAGAGCCGGCTCCTGGCGGGTTTATCGGAATCAATTTACATTATGTATCACCTAGAAATAGAATAGTTATAATGGACAGTCTGAGTTCAATTACAACAGACAAAAAGTATGACAAATCTACAAAACTGGCAATGACTTACAATATACTAAAAAACTTGTCTAAATATAGTATGATTAAACCATGTCTGAAAAGATATCTATACGGACAAGTAAAATCAAATTTTGTAAAAATAGATGCAACCGAATGGGACATTGCAATATTTCTACCTGTTCAAAAATTCAGAAAGGCCGCTGCATCGACAGTATGGTCAGAAAGTGCAAGGAATAGTTAAATGGCAAATATAGATACCTTCATTGCAAATATAACAAAGGGCGGACTGAGTCGTGCGAATAGATATGAATTATTGATTACTGCTCCGAGTATTTCAGCATTAGGAAATTTTGCAAATAATGGCGGCGCGGAACAATTGAGATATAGAGTTGCGACTGTGAGTTTGCCAAGCAAATCTATCGCAACATCAGAAACAAAAATATATGGACCAGTACGACTGGCACCTTATCAAATCACATACGATCAACTTTCTTTCAGTGTATATCTGAGCGATGACTTTAGAGAAAGACAATATTTTGAAGATTGGATGCACTATGTAATAGATTACGATACTAACAGAATTAGATATTATAAAGAATATTCTGCTAGTGATATGCAACTATTAGTAATGGATGAGACAAACAAAGTTACAAATACATATGTATTTGAAGAGTCATATCCCCTATCAGTTGGTGAAGTTTCTATGTCATATTCAAACGAAGAACCGGCAACATGTGATATATCAATGACATATAGAAAATATATATCGAAAGCATCATATACTGAAAAAGGCGGCCGGGCAAAAAGACAAGGACAAGAAAAACTTAGAAATGTGGTGGAAGGTGCAACGGCATCAGCAGCGGATATAAAAAGAGCTCTTTCTGCATCCGGATTTTAATAATACTACTAAATATACGAATTGAAATGAAATGGAAAAATAATGTTACCAAGAATTGAGACCCCAACTTATGAACTAGAAATACCATCAACAAAACAGAAAGTAAGATTTCGACCATTCTTGATAAAAGAAGAAAAAATTCTTCTGATGGCCCAACAGGGAGACGACACGGACGAAAAAATTGAATCTATCAAACAGGTGATAAGAAATTGTATAATTCAAGATATTGATGTTGAAAAACTTGCAACATTTGATATAGAGTATATTTTCGTAAATCTCCGATCTAAATCTATAAGCAATATTGTTGAGTTAAATTATAATCATGCATGTAATGCTGATGGAGAAATGAAAGAAGAAAAAATACCATTTTATCTCAACTTAGACGATGTGGTTGTAGAATTTAAAAATGAAAATGAACTTCATAATAAAATAGAATTGACAGATAATATTGGGATTATAATGAAATATCCTAACTTTAGTACTATGAGGCAATTAACACGAACGGAAACATATGAAGATATAGTTGGTGTCATTGCTACATGTATTGATATGATATACCAAGATGAAGATATTTATAACACTACTGATCATCCAATACAGGAAGTCAAAGATTTTATAGAGAATTTAACACAAGACCAGTTTACTAAGATAAATGATTTTTTTGAAGATATGCCAGAAGCGGCAGCCGTCTGCCAAATCAAATGTAATAAATGTGGATTTGAGAAAGATATGAGGGTGGCAGGGATCACCGATTTTTTTCTCTAACTTTAAATAATGAATCCTTGGTATCTCTATATAGAAATAATTTTGCACTAATGCAACATCATAAATATAGTTTAACTGAATTGGAAAATATGATACCGTGGGAAAGAGAAATATACCTTACATTATTGATGGATTATATAAAAGAAGAAAATGCTAAACAAGACCAAAAATAAAGGAATATTCTTATGAATAAACAACTAGAAGAAAATTCAAAATTCAATGAATACGATCTCGATGGAGATGGAGTAGTAAGCGATAAGGAAATGACTATGAGTAAAGAAATGATGAGAATGGAAAACGAAGATAAGAAACAAGACGCACAACGCAACATGGCGTGGTTTGCTTTGTTTGGAATGTTACTATATCCGTTTGCAGTAGTACTCGCATCTTGGGTAGGACTAGAAAAGGCAAGTTCAATTCTTGGCGATATGGCTCCCACATATTTTGTATCAGTCGCGGCAATAGTTGCAGCATTCTATGCAAAAGAAGTATTGGGTAACAAGTAAATGGCAAGTCTATCAGGAGTAACAGATCAACTACAACGTCAAAACCAACAGGAATTGGCAAGTGTAATAAGAATTGCAAATGAGCAACTCGTTTCTTCTGGTGCTAGACAAGGCCTAGATGAGATTGCTAAGATATTCGAACAGCAACAAGGAACCTCATTAGAAGAATACAAAGCAACTAAAAGACAAATAGTAGAAATGCAAAGAGAGTTGGCAAACTTAGATGGCGTCAACTCTGAAGAAAAAAGAATGTTGCAAAGAGTCTTAGAGACATCTCAGGCAAGTATTGGCGAAAATGTAACATTTAAAAAATCTATAGGAGAATTGACAGCAAACACGGTAGAGACCAGCATTGATAGTATCGGTGGTATGATAGGCGGCGCTCTGTCTGGTAGTCCAATACTATCTTTCGGAGCCAGTTTTGTTGGAGATAGGTTTCAACAATTCAAAGAAAATAGAAGAGCTGCAAAAGAAGCACAAAAAGAACGGGCAGATAAAATCTCACAAGAGGCAGAGCAAGAAGCCAGAGAATTTTCCCTTCTAAGATCTCAAATAGATAATGCTTCTGTCGCTGCGGCATCTGGGAAAACACAAGAAGAAATCGACTCACTCTCACTAGATCAATTAAATGAAGAAAAGAATATAATAATTCAAAGAGCATCTGCCGCGAAACAAGATGCAGATTTACAGGAAGAAGATAGAAAAAATATAGAAAGTTTGCAGTCTAAATTTGGTTTGGAAGGAAATAACTCTACTCCGCCAGCTGAGGACTCTGACAGAAGTACGCCGAGGCCCGGACGAGATGAAAATACTTCTGGTTCAAGTAACAACGCAGGCGATCTCACACAGACAAACGAAATCCTAGAAAGAATTGATAGCAGACTGCATGGCAGTCCTGACTATTTGGAAACTCTTAACAATAAAATAGACATTTTAATAAAAGACGATCCAAGTTCTTTAGATATAGAAAATCAAAGAGAAGAAAAACGACACCAAAAGAAAATGGAGAA